GGATACCCTTTACAGAGGAGTACTGACAATGTCAATTTCTCGACTATTGCCACTCTTACTGCGGCTGAGTATCTTGATCCTTCTGTCATTGTTGGCACTACGTATTACTACAGAGTAGCTTCAACTAACGGAATCCAATCATCTTTTAGTAGTTCAGTTTCAGCTGTACCTGCTCTAACCGGCGAAATGTCGTTAGGCCAAGTACGCTTATTAGCTCAGCAAAGAGCTGATAGAGTGAATAGTAACTTTGTTACAAAGGAAGAATGGAATAGCTATATCAATCAATCATATACAGAGCTTTACGACTTGCTCGTAACCCTGTATGAGGATTACTATGTAGCTCCTCCCCTCACCTTTCAAACAGACGGTTCGACTAGCCAGTATACATTGCCTAATGGTAGCAACTTTAGTGGAGCTCCTGCTTTCTATAAGCTATTAGGTGTTGACTGCGGACTAGGTGCTAATAATAACGCCTGGGTGACACTGCACAAGTTTGACTTTATTAGCAGAAATAGGTATGTTTTTCCTAACGTTACCTCTACTTTCCTCGGCGTATTTAATCTTCGTTACCGCGTAGTCGGTAATACACTATTCTTCATACCTACCCCAAGTGCTAATCAATATATCAGATTATGGTATATTCCTCGTGTAGCTACGTTGCTTAAAGATAGCGATATGTTACAGAGCATTAGCGGATGGGTGGAATATGTTATAGTTGATGCAGCTATTAAATGCTTGCAAAAAGAAGAATCTGATGTTACAGTGTTAATGGCACAAAAACAAATGCTAATTGACCGTATACAGTCTTCCGCTATGAACAGGGATGCTGGGCAACCAGATACCATTTCTGATGTTCGCACCTTTGGTGAGCGTTGGGGTGGATACGGTTCACCTAATGGCGACGGAAGCTTTGGAGGCTATTGATGTCACTGCCTATCTATAAGTCAGATGATCAAAGTCTTATGCTAATGCAGACAGCATGGGCTAGCTCTATTAATCCTATCTTGGCTTTGCCTACAAATAACGGTGTTACATTGCAAAGTGTAGTGTTAAAAGCCGGTGATAATACTATTGATCATAAGTTAGGCAGAGTGTTGCAAGGGTGGATGTTGGTTAGAGTAAGGGCAGCTGCTGTAATATATGATAAACAAGACTCTAATCAAGTAAAGAGCCGTACACTTATACTTAATAGCTCGGCTCCTGTAACTGTGGACTTATACGTGTTTTAAGAGGACTATATGCCTAATACAATTTCCCCTAATATGTCGCTGATTCTACCAACGGTAGGACAAGAGCCAGGACCTAATTGGGCATTAGATTTAAACAGCTCTTTATCAATCCTTGATCAACATAATCACGCCTCTGGTAACGGGGTACAGATTCAGCCTTCAGGTCTTAATATCAATTCTGACCTTACTTTTAACGGCAATAGTGCTATCAATCTCAAGGCCACCTACTTCTCTCCACAAGGTAGTGCTCTAGCTTCTTCTGAGCTTAGAGCTGTATACTCTTACAACGGTGATTTGTATTACAATAACTCTACAGGAGCTGCTGTACAGATTACTAACGGAGCAGCTGTAGCAGGTACACCTGGAAGTATTGGAAGTCTTGTCTCCCCGGCGTCTGTAAACTATGTATCTGGTACTCAAACTTATGTCTTTCAATCAGCTGTAAACACTGCAGGTAATATTGATGCAGGGTCTTTGACTATCAGAAGAATAGTAGCTAGTAGTAATGGAATCACCCTTTCTGCTCCTAGCTCCTTACCGTCTAACTACACTATCACTTTCCCTTCTAACGTACCTTCTGCTCAAAAGATAATGTCTCTTGACAGCTCTGGTAATTTATATGCTGATTACGTAGTAGACAATTCTACTATTGAAATAGCTTCTAATATTATCCAAGTCAAAGACTTAGGCATTACTACTGCAAAGCTAGCAGACAGTGCTGTAACTACTTTAAAGATTGCTGACTTAAACGTCACAACTAATAAGATTGCGGATTCTAACGTCACTACTGTAAAGATAGCTGATCAGAATGTCACACCAGTAAAGAGAAGCCCAGCTAACTATTTTACAGGTAATACAGGTACAGTAAGCGCAACTGTAACAAGTACTTCAACTTTATTCTACAGCGGTACTATAGCAACTAGTGCAGCTAATAAGCAAATACAAGTGTTATTTCAACCTTATTTAGATGGATCAAATATAAACGCTGGTGCTCAAGTAAGATTGTTTATGGTAGTAGTTGACCCCGCTGCTGCAAGTACTACTATAAGATCTGTACAGTTTACAACTGACACTCCTCAATTCCAAGCTTTACATCTTTGCCCTTCTTCTGGTACTTACACAATACAACTAAGAATTGAAAAAACATCTGGTGGATCTACTGGATGTAACATGGTTGACTATCAACTACAGATTGTAGAAATGGGATAATATGCCCGTACAAAAGCAAACATTAAACATACCGTTTGCATTAGGATTAGACACAAAGAATGATCCTTGGCAGATTGCTCCTGGCAATTTTCTAGCCTTGGAAAACGCTTTATTCCAACGTGGTAATGCTTTAAAAAAGCGTAATGGGTTTGAAACTTTAGTCAATCTTCCAAGTGGCTCAGAAGCTACTACACTTACCACATTCAAAAGCAATCTTACTGCTATAGGTAATAATCTATATTCTCTTAGTGATGCTAGTAATGAGTGGCAATCTAAGGGACGTATACAGCCTATTTCCTTAGCCACTCAATCCCTTGTACGTACAGCTTATAGCATAAGCGCAGTAGATACAGTTATTTCTGAGAATAATCTATCTTGCACTGTATTCCTTGATGGAGACGGCGTATACAAATACCAAATAAATGATTACACCACAGGTGAGACCTTGGTGAATATCACACCGGTAGCTACAGGAGCTAATCAATGTAGGGTGTTTTATTTGGGTAATTACTTTGTTATCACATTCTTACGCCCGACTGCTAATAGACTATCTTACATTGCTATTCCCTCTACGTCTATTAATACAGTAATAGGCCCTACAGATTTAAGTGCTCAAGTGCTGTCTGCTACTACTGGGTATGACGGCTATGTTATAAACAATACATTGTATGTAGCTTGGACAGGTAATGATGGGGGTGGAGCTATTAGAGTGACAAGGCTCACCTCTACATTGTCTCAACTAAACACTTTAGTTATCAGTGGCTATACAGCTTCACGTATGAGTGTGACTGCTTATCAACCAAGCGCTGGCTTGCCTGTAATCTGGGTGACAGCTTATAACGGAGGTAATGGATATAGTTGGTCTATAGATGCTGGCTTGCTAGCTGCCTCTGCAGCAAGACATACGATGGTGTCTGTTACATCTACACAAATCACTTCTGTAGCTGATAACAGCGGACTTACTCTATTCTATCAATTAACCAACACCTATACTTACACTTCAGTAAGAACAGATATTGTTTATAAAGTTACATGTACATTAGCAGGTACTGTCTCAAGTCCTGTTCTTGTTCACAGAAATTGTGGGCTAGGTAGTAAAGCTTTTTTTGTTAATGATACTATTTATGTATTAGTGTCACACGAAGATATTAATCAATCCACTTATTTTCTACTAGACTCAAGTGGATATGTAGTAGCTAAACTTGCCTACTCAAACGGTGGAGGATACTACACTACACAAGTGTTACCTTCGGTAAACGTAGCAGGCGATTTAGTACAATTAGCTTATCTTTATAAAACACTTGTTATTCCTGCCAATAAGTCTCAGGCTTCTGCTACACCTAATAACGTTTACGCTCAAATTGGATGTAACTTAGTCACATTCAACATGAGAAGTGATAACCTACAGACTGAGGAAGTAGCTCAATCTCTTAATATTGCTGGTGGATTTCTTTGGATGTATGATGGTGTAAGCCCTTCTGAGCAAGGATTTCATCTGTTCCCAGATAACATTTTCGCAGTAGGTTCAACTACAGCTGGCTCAATGTCTGCTCAGCAATACTTTTACGCCGTTACATACGAATGGACAGATGGTCAAGGACTGATACATAGGTCAGCACCAAGCATTCCTTTGTCTTTCACTGTCAATAATGGTGCCACTTTCAAAGGCGATACAACGTTAGGTAGTAATGTTATTACAGACATATCAAGCTTTACTAACCTGCAAATAGGACAGCTTGTCACCTCGGCTACACACTTACCTGCTAATACTTACATTACAGCTATCAATTCTCCTACAAGTATTACAGTAAGCAATAACGCTATTGGTACCCATAATAACGCATCTATTACTTCTACTCAAATAGGCTCAGTCACACTAAACATTCCCACTCTTAGGTTTACAGCTAAGGATAGCATAAACAATGTAAGAATAGTAGTGTATAGATGGTCTGTAGCTCAGCCATTGTATTATCAAATTACACCTATAGCTTCTCCTTTGCTAAACAATATAAACGTAGACAGTGTGACATTTACTGACACCTACTCTGATGCTCAGATTATAGGTAATAACTTACTATACACCACAGGCGGCGTAGTAGAGAACATTGCTTCACCAGCTACCTCTTTGATGGTGACATTTAACAATAGACTGTTTGTTGTAAGTGATGAAGATCGCAACACTATTTGGTACTCTAAACAAGTATTGGCAAGTACACCTGTAGAATTCTCTGATTTATTCACTATTTACGTAGCTCCCACTAGCACTTCACAGGGCAGCAATGGACATATTACAGCCATATCTGCAATGGATGATAAGCTTATAATATTTAAGACTAATTCCATTTATTATTTGACAGGTAATGGCCCTGACATCACTGGACAAAACAATGACTTCAGTGATCCAGTGTTTATAACAGGTACGGTAGGGTGTATTAATGCTAATAGCATAGTATTCACCCCTAATGGTATATTTTTCCAGTCTAATAAAGGTATTTGGGTGCTAAACCGTAACCTGTCTACGGAATACGTAGGTGCTCCTGTAGAAGGCTATAACACCCTGCCTGTTAGCTCAGGACTCGCTATACCGGCCACCAATGAAGTGAGGATGTCTATTGAGCCTGGGATAAGCATGACCATCTACAAAGGGCTCCATACGCTTTTAAACGCATCTGGTGCGGTATTACAGGAAAGCTCTAATAAGTTTATAGACGGTGGCAACCTAGGCACCATGTTATTGTATGACTACTATTACCAGCAATGGGGTACATTTAAGATAAAGCCTGGCCCTGTTAGCTTCTATATCAAAACAGCCTGGTTTAATCTCGCCGGAGTGCAAGGGTTTGAGCGTAGTTATTGGATGACGTTATTAGGAAACTATTACTCTCCACATAAACTAAACATTACAGTAGCTTACGACTATAATGATAGCCCATCTCAGAATATATTGCTAACATCTCAGAACTATTCACCTAATTACGGTGATGATCCATTGTATGGTAACGGCAGTCCTTACGGTGGCCCAGGCAATGTAGAGCAGTGGCGTGTATTCTTTGATAAGCAAAAATGCCAGTCATTTCAGCTTACTATACAAGAAATATTTGATCCACAATACAACACCACACCTGGATTTGGTGTACAACTTTCAGGCATAAACTTAGTAATGGGACTCAAGTCCTCCTACCCAAGACTGTCTGCAGGACAGCAGAGGTCATAATGCCGAAGCTCACTTTAATTAAAACAAGCAAGATTGACGAGCTTGTACATCAGTATAACACAAGAGGTATATTCGAACAATGGATAAACCTTGACGAGTTGATGGCATTCCTTCGTGTAACTCTAGGCGAAGGCGTTAAAGACTTTAGCAGTGTGACAACTATTGCTACGTTTAAGTTTTGGATGCCTGAGAGTGCAGTGTATAGGGTAAGTAGAGAGAAATACTTAGTTATTTACATCAAGATTAAAGAATCTGGTATGTTTTGTGACACTGTGATGCATTGGGTGAATGCCACTAAATTTGACGTGTTTGTAGAGCCTAATGCTGTAATATTAAGACTTTGCTGGGAAAGCTAATTTAAAAAAAGCAAGTCATTTTAATTGACATTTGGAAAATGAAAAGTCAAATTTCAAATCCTGTAAAAAACAAAAATCCAAATCCTAGGTTGATTTCGACTTTTAACCCATTTCTGGGAAAAAGTAATTTTTTGATTTTACAATCTTCACTGTCTTCACATTCTATCAAATTATGAAGATTATGTCAATTGTGAAAAACTGCTATTTGTGCGACTTGCCATTTGAGAAGAAGCATACATGGAAACCTGATGGCTTCCCTGAGACTGAACGGCTCCACTGCAGTAAGCGGTGTTTTCGCATGTATAGAATAGCGTACGCAAGCGATGCCTCGTTACGCATTGAGCATGCAGTCAAAAGGGCACAAGATGAATTAAGTAGGGGAGCTGAGGGAAGTAGGGCTATAGAACTAAGGTTGAGAATAGCTGCGTTGAAGAGAAGTTTGAGGCAAAGAAAAAAGGCCCAAGACCGTAGTCCTGAGCCTTTAAGAGATTAAGCAAGAATGCTTAGTAACAGCCGTGAAGTTTACTCTCGTCGAAGCACTCGTCAAAATAGCCTTTAGAATCAGCTATTTCCCATGCCCTTTCGTAAGCCTCTTCAGGGGGGTCTTCGGCATCTATCTCGACGTCAAAAGTACCATCCTCATAATATCTAATGTAAGCATAGTAGGTAACATTATCTAATTCAAAATTAAATTTATTCATGGTCTTCCTTTCAAGCGCCGAACATGTACAGGCGCTTTTGAGTATTTAGTTTTTTCCATACGTCTAAATGTATTAAACCATACAGGATGCGTTAGGTCAATCATTTATACCTCACTTCCAGAAAAATACGTGTTGAATGCTATAAATAGGCTTATAGTATTCATCATCGATATCTTCGTGATTCTTGTACACCATTATCACGTCATTAGTACTAATATCAACTACAACATACACATGCGTTTTTAATCTATTCATTTTCCACCTCGTTTTTGTAGTATAATTCTCCATTAATTTCAACCGCTTGCTCTTCTAGTAGGTTACTGAATTCATCAGCAACCATGCATCGAAAAGCCACTGGGTCAAGCTCTTTAACAATATCACTAGGTCTAAACGTCAAATATCCAATCTTTACTTCTGGATAGCATTCATCAAGTAAGTCTGCGGTGTATTGTTCCACGTCAATTGGTCTCATTAAGCACTCTCCTTGTTGTCGCTTACTAGTGTAAGCACTGCCTCATTCCCTATTCTATACTTCCTAGCTGCTTTGTCAACTAATAATTTAATACAGCTTGGGCAAATTTGAGGATAATCATTTCTGAATATTCCCTCTTTTTCTTCTGCCTCAGCTATTTTAATCTCTACTTCCGATAAAGGAAGCGTGATTAAGTAGAATCTGTCAGTTGACTGCTTGCATGCTATACATAATCCCATTGGTCTCATTTTATTCTCCTTTATTAATATGCATGGTCTAAGTTTAGGCTAAACATTTTGATATCTTCGTTTTTCAGTAGTTTTTTCAGCTTTTTCTTTAATTCAGTAACGTTCTTAAATTCTACGTCAATATCAATCAAATCATCATATTGTCGATGATAGGGAGTATCTTTGGCGCATACGCAGAATCTAAGATTAATAGTATGTTCATCCGTAAGCATCGCATCCAAAGAGAACAATACAGTATCTTCTGAACAATAGTGTTCAATTTGAGAATGTTGTTCTTCAGTCAATTCTTTAGTATTTTTCAATTCCAAAGATTCTAAACAATACTCATAATATTTGACTATAGTCACATCAGCATTATCAAATCCTACTCCACCCATACTATACGCAGAATACAAGTCAATAAATGCTATAGCTTCCAATCCCCCTTTGTTGTGGGAAAAAGGAATAAACCCGTCTCTACTTCGACAATCCAATTCAGAAATGCGGTCTTTGCTATATCCCAATTCCAATATGAATTCCCGCACGGCTTTAACAATAGCATCAGCAGTACGTTTATTTAATTCTAAGTCTTCTATTTTAAGTGCGTGGTTCATTTTAATCTCCCTATTAATAAAATTATAGCCAATACAAGATTAATTGTATATATCAATATTAAGTAAGTATTATTCTTCATTATTATCCTCAACATTATATGTTTTGTCAATATTCTTCTTATATTTTTCCTTTAATATAGCGTGATG